AAGGCTCAGCCTAATGTGATGGAAGCTAATGATATTCTTAATGATAGTTTCTTGCAACTAGTTGGTGCTGGGGATTATCGAAAGAATGCTATTCTCTGTTATGAAGTATGGGTTAAGCCGGGACAGATTGATTTTATGCAAAATGGTGGTATGTTCACTATTATTGGTGAGAACCTTGTTCAATTTGTAGAAGGAAATCCGTATCTTCATCAGCAGTATCCCTTTATTAAATTTGAACATATCCCTACGGGTCGATTCTATGCAGATTCAGTTATTGGTGATTTGATCCCGATTCAGCGTGAATACAATCGTACGCGTGGACAACTTATTGAATCTAAAAATCGTATGGCGCATCCTCAACTGATGGCAGCAGAAGGCGCTGTAGACGCTTCTAAGATTAATACTGAACCTGGTCAGGTTATTCTTTATAAGCTTGGTTTTCCTCCTCCTGAACCTCTCCCACTTCAAAGTATTCCTGAATATGTACTTCTAGAAATTGATAGACTTCTTCAGGATTTTGAAGACATTAGTGGACAACATCAGGTTAGTAAGGGCCAGGTACCTCCTGGTGTTACTGCGGCTACAGCAATTAGTTTTCTTCAAGAACAAGATGAATCGATGCTTTCTACGACCTTTCAGAGTATTGAGGAAGGTTTTGAGAAAATCGGTTACCAGACACTTTGTTATGTAAAACAGTATTGGGATACTCCTCGTACTGTTAAGGTAGTTGGCCGCGATAATCAGTTTAATGTTATTGCTTTTCAGGGTACGGATCTTCGCGATAATACAGATATTCGTATTGAAGCCGGTTCAGCACTTCCGACCTCTAAGTCTGCTAAGCAGGCATTGCTTATGGATCTTATGTCTCAGGGATTTATTCCTCCTGAGAAGGGTCTAGAGCTTATGGATGTTGGGGGAGTGCAGCGGCTTTATGAAGAAGTTCAAATTGATAGTGCTCAAGCAGTTCGTGAGAATATGAAGATGAGCGCTGTTACTGATCAGGATATGCAGATATACCTACAGACGTTTATGGGAACAGATCCTGCTACAGGGGCAGCTATAATGGTTGATCCTAATACAGGTCAACCCCTTGTAGACGGAATGGGTAATCCTACGGCTCCTCCACTTATTGTTCCTGTTAATAGTTTTGATAATCACCAGATTCATATTCAAGTTCATAATAATTACCGTAAGGGTCAGGAATATGAAAATCTTCCTCAACGCATTAAAGATTTGTTTGAGGAACATGTTAACCAGCATATGATGGCTCTCGGTATGATTCCTGGAATGCCTTCCCCTGAGAATATGAATGCTGTTACTCCCGGGGAGGCAGGTGCTAATCCAGAACAAGTTAATGCAGAACAGCAAGCTACAGCCGAACAAGGGCCGGTGATGTAAATGGCAAATACTCAGATGGGAGCTGTTAACACTAACTTTGTTAACAGTCGTAAGGCAGTTGACAACATGGGCGGTTCGGATACAGACCTTACCACCCCTGCTAACTATGTTTCCATTAATGCTCTGCGCACTCGTCTTACTGCTGCTAATGCTTACTATACATCAGATGTTTTGGATAATATGACTGTTAACGACATGGTTTTTGCTTTGCGTACTCTTGACGATAAGACTTCTATTTCGGATTATCAGGCATAGTGTTTATTAATCCTGCGCAACAGATGGTTGATAATGCAACTAGCGCGCTCAGGGCTGAAAGGTCTACAATGAGACCTAGGGACAGTCGAGGTAATGGGCGCTCAGAGGCTATTACTCGGCGTCTTGCTACGATTCAGAAGAATAGGCGATAGTGCCATGGCTGATAGTAGTGGTACAACTATAGAGAATAATAAGCCTGTTGGTAGTGCTGGTCAGCCTTATGTTCCTATAAAGAAGGAAGTTTCTGATAGTCGAGCTAATGCTATTAAGCGAAGGCTTCGAAAGAAGACTATGAAGGCTGACCAGTCTAAGTAAATCATAAAGATCTAGGGCCTCTGTAGCTACTAGCTAGAGGTACGGGTCTAAAGGGATAGAGGGAAAAGAGATGGGAACACCTGTAGAGTCCGATGCTGGTAATGAAGAGGTACAGGGTAATGTAAGCTCGGACGCGGGCGATAATACTCCAGGGCCTAATCCGGCATGGAACGATGTTCTCAGTATTCTGCCAGAACAATTTCACGGCGTAGTTACTCCTCATTTTCAGAAGTGGGATCAGGCAGCTCAGCAGCGAATCGAGTCTGTTAATTCTCAGCTTCAGAGTTTTGAACCTTATAAGCCTTTTGTAGAGCACGGAATTACCTCTGAGGAAATTGAACAGGGTCTCAGACTTATGTTTGAGATTAATAACAATCCTCAGAATGTTTATGATGCTCTTGCTAAAGCTTATAATTTCGGACAGCAGGCTAATCCCCCTGTAGCCAATCCTAATGGTTCCGAAAAGGATGGGGATAACGAAGAGAATCCTCTCGCGAATGTTCCGCCTGAGATTCTTGAGAAGCTAAATGGCCAAGAGGGTATGCTTAAGGCTGTTGCTCAAATTGTTCTGAATGACGCTAAGGCTAAGCAGGATGCCCAGGAGGATAAGAAGCTCGATACCGAACTTAACTCCCTTAAGGAACGTATCGGAGATTATGACGAGCGATATGTTCTGTCACTAATGCAGAATGGAATGAGTGCTGACGAAGCTGGAGATGCTTTTGTAGCACTTAAGCAATCGTTCGCTCAGAATCGCCCTTTTGCTCCTACGGTTCTTGGTAATAGTCAAGGTGGATCAGGTCTTCCCTCTAATGCAATAGATCCTACGAAGCTTTCCAATAAGGAAACTCGTAGTCTCGTAGCTCAAATGTTGGAAGCAGCAGCTAAGCAACAGTAGCTCGGAGGCTAATGGGCGCTACGCTCACTACAGCAACTAATATTCTGAAGGAAATTTATGAGCCCCGTATTAGGGAGCAGCTTCAGAATCATTTGAAGACTTCTAAGCGTATTGAACAGACTTCTGAAGGTGTTACTTCAGAAGTTGGTGGTAAGTACGTTGTCTTTCCTGTTCACGTTAAGCGTAACCACGGCATTGGTGCTCGCCTTGAAATGGAGCAGCTTCCTACTGCTAAGAATCAGGGTTATGCACGGGCTCAGGTGAGTCTCGCTTATGAGTATGGTTCTATTAGACTTTCGGGACAGTCTATGGAACTTGCTCAATCTAATTTTCAGGCTTTCGCATCAGTTCTTGATGAGGAAGTTAATGGGGTTCAGCGCGATCTCGCTAAGGACATGAACCGTCAGGTTTATGGTACTTCTGTTGGCGCGCTAATGACCGCTAATGCGGCTTACACGACTAATACCATTCCAACTGATAATACTCAGTATATGGAAGTTGGTATGATGGTCGATGTGTATGACTCTACAGGAGCTACTCAGAGAGCAGCTAATCGTGAGGTTACTGCGGTAAATAAGAATACCTCTATTGTAGTTGATGGCGCGGCCATTGCTGCCGGAGCTGATGGCGATATTGTAGTCCGTACCGGTTCTCTTAATCGAGAAATTATTGGTCTCTCTCAGATTGTTAGCGCTACTGGTACGCTCTTTAATATTGATCCTTCTGTAGAGCCTTTGTGGAAGTCTGTAATTGATGCAAATGGTGGCACTAATCGTGCACTATCTGAATCTCTTATGATTAAGATGGTGGATGATGTATACACTAATGGTGGAAACACCACGGCTATCTTTACTACCCTTGGTGTTAGGCGTAGCTACTTTAACCTTCTCGTTCAGCAGCGGCAGTACACTAATACGAAGGAATTTGAAGGCGGATTTAAGGGTCTTGCCTTCACTACGGATAATGGTGAAATTCCCGTTGTTTCTGACGTGGACTGCCAGCCTAATCGTATGTACTTTATTAACGAGAAGGAACTAAAGATTTACCGAGAGTCTGACTGGTCCTTTATGGATCGCGATGGCTCTAAGTGGCAGCGTGTTATTGGTTATGATGCCTATGACGCTACACTTTACAAGTATTGCCAGCTCGGTACTCATCGCCGTAACTCTCATGGTTTGGTTATGGACATTACTGAGAGCTAATAGTCAGGGGATACAGTTAAGCGGCTACAGGAGTCTATTTGTCCCTGTAGCCGCTTTTCTAGTAATGGGGTGAGAATGTCAGTTAGAGATTCAAAGCTGTTTAACGGTAATTTTTATTTCCCTGTAGATGGTCATTTTGTTAGTCAGAAGCAGATAAGAGTTAATGAGATACTTCAGGATTACGATTCAAAACTTCAGCTACAATGGATTCCTCCGGATCAGAGATCTAATGGAGATGGACCATCTTTTCGAGTAGTTTGTTTTCCACCTAATCATCCTCCTTATCTGGTATGTACTGCTGAAGAAGCAGACGAACGTTTGCTTGTTAAGGTGTTTGAAGCAGACCAGAGAAATTCTCCTAATAAGTTGAATTATCTGGATAATTACAATAATGCTCTAGAGCTTATTAGAGCTAAGGAGATGGAGGAACAAAGGCAGGAAGACCATGAACTAGCAGCAGCTATTATTAGAAATCAGAAGTCTTCCTATACGCATAGAATAAATGGGGAGCTGATTGATTTTGAACGTTCAAGACGTAGTAACTAGAGTTAAGCGGACGTTTGGTGATGAATCTGGTATTCAAATAACTGATTCTGATATTATTAGATGGATTAATGATGCTCAAGAACAAATTGTTCTTGATAATGAAGGGTTGATGGAAACTACGGCATCAGCAGATACCGTAATGGATCAACCTGAGTATGATGTTCCAAATGATTTTTCAATACTCCGTAGTCTTAAATACAAAGGCTACAGGTTGAAGTACATGTCATTTGCTGAATTTAATGAATATATTGATGGGTACTCTGCTGCTCCTGGAATATCCCCTTATGGTTCAGGTATTCCAGAAGTATTTATGGTTTGGAATGAAAAGATAACAGTATTTCCTAAACCTAGTGAATCTATTACTGGTGGATTGACTATCTACTATATTAAGCACCCTCCTGCTGTAACTCTATTGGCAGATGATTTGTCAATTCCTTTGCAGTACCATAATGCTATTGTTAGCTATTGCCTCCAACAAGCTTATGAGCTCGATGAAGATTATCAAAAGGCTCAGCTTAAAAAGGAGGATTTTAATAGTACAGTAATGAAGCTTAATGATCGTAATAAATGGGTTAGTCAAGAATATTATCCTAGAATCACAACTCTTCCTGAAGATGAAAATTACGGTAATTATGGATATTGGGGAGGCTATTCCTAATGCCTGTAGCTCAGTTTCGGTTGAAGCCACGAATTATTAAGGCTATCCAATTCATTAATGGAAATACTAGTGAGATTTCGGACTTTCTTCGGGATATCGGATGTCAATTTTCAATACTTGCTGACCCAGATGATAGAGTGAATGATGTCTTCCTTATTACTAGTTCAGAAGGGGAGATGCGTATAATGGATAAGGATTGGATAGTATATGGGGTTAAGGGAGAAATATCTACATCCAAGCCTGATGTATTTGAAGCAACCTATGAACTGGTAAATAATGTCTGATAAGTCAGGAACAGAGGTTAAAGAACTAGAAATTGGTCCTTTTGCTGGAGGTATTAATACTTACTCTGATCCTGCAATGATTGCAGATGATGAGATGGTAGATTGTGTTAATTTTGATCTTAGCCTTGATGGTTCACTAACATCGCGTCCGCCGTGGAAAGTTATGGATGCGAGAGTTCAGACTAGTACAGATACAGCTACTAATCCTCCCAACTCACGTCAATTGGTTATTGGAACAGGTACTTATGAAGGAAATAGGTTTGTAATCGTTAATAGTACACATGAAGGAAATGCAGCATCTTATATTTACTATGTTGATGGCCCTAACGCAGGTATTCTTGCTAAGATCGGTGATGGTTCGCACAGTAAAGCCCATAGATATGTAAACGATTTGTATCTAGTTCCTAATACAGATGGTGTAGGGTCAGGACTTAAATATGATTTGAGTGGAGGTCTAGTAACTGCTATTGCCTCTATGCCTTCTGGATACTCTTCTATAATTTATAAGGATAGGCTATGGATTAGTGGTCGTAGAGATATACCAAATAATTCTAGATTGTATTTTTCTGGATTGGCTGATTTCACTAGCTGGCCCGGAACTAATTTCTTTGACATTAATCCGGGTGATGGTGATGCAGTAAACGATTTGGTAGTTTATCAAGATAATATCGTCATCTTTAAAGATAATGCCACTTATGTTCTTGCCTATGATACTGGACCTGCTCAAGCTGTGCTACAGGTAATCAATAGTGATGTTGGCGCGATGGGTCCACATTGTGTAGATGTTTACGAGAATTCGATTTTTGTTCTAAAATACAATCAAGTCTATGAAATGTCTAACTATGACTTTGTTCGCGTTAGTGTAAAGATACCTTTCGAATACGATTCGTCTTTCCCCTCTGTAGCCCCCTATCAAGTTGATGGTCAATCTTGGAAATATCCATTTTGGCTAAGGATAGTGGGGGATAGGGCAATTGTTAGATTTTATAATAGACTATATGTCTACCATCTTCGTTTGCGGGGTTGGACGCGATGGGATTCTACTGATACAAATATTAAATACATTGGTCCAATTACTCGTCTAGATAACACTAATACAAACCTTCTTCGAGGCTTTGATACATATGTAGCCGGTTCTACTTTGATTAAAGGTATAGATTCCCAAGGTACTGGTAGTTCTGGTGCTTGGAAAATGTACTTTAAGATATTTAAAATGGAGGATCGTTATGAACTCTCAAATAGAGAAAATGGAGACATTACGGAATCTAATGTAGATATTAATCTTTCTATGACTACAAAGCAATTCGATATTGGTCTAAGTCATAGATTTAAGCGCTTGATGAGTTGGGGCATTGACTGTTATACTGGCCGAGACGTAACAGGGACGTTGTATCCGTTCTCTGTAGCCTATAAAGTGACATGGGAGCAATTGTCAAGTTATCAGTGGAGTCAACTTAATACTTGGGAATATCCACTTACAGCTCTACCTAGCACTACGCAATCTGTATCTAGTGATTCAGGTGTATTTGTTAAATTTATTAGATTCCCTAAGTCACTTAGATTTAGACTCCTCCAATTTAAAATTGATATGATTACTCAAGGAAATGTGACAGATGGTCCAGCCTATATTTACTCACTAACTGCGTTTGTTGCTGCTAAACAACTTGTACCTAAGGCGGTGAATTAATGCCTGTAGCCGATCTGTTTGGTAATAGGCCGGTACCTCCTCCAGCACCAGGAATGAAGGCATTTAATCCTTATGCTGCGGGTAATAAGCATTATGGCAGCGGAAGACCAATGCCAAATCTAGGCCCTGTAGCACAACCTCAAGGTTATAATGAGCGAGATAATCGCGCTCAGGCTCGTAAAGACGCTATTATGCGTAGGCTGAAAGGTGCTGGGACAGGTAATCCAATGAATCAAAGTGTTATGGGTTATACGTCGAAGGGGGTATTTAATTAATGCCTGTTACTAGTAAGCCTATGAAGCCTTCGGGCCCTTCTAATAAGCCTGTCCCTGTAGCAAATCGACCCAATAATAATACTCCATCTGGTTCTGCTCCTGGTCCTTCTAATAAGCCTCAGCCAACTCCTTCTCAACAGAGGGAGGAACAAATTGAGGCTAGAGAAGCAGCTATTAGGCGTAGACTTCACAAGTCAAATAAGAAGGCTATGGGGAATACTGAGGCAGGAAAGAAGTATAAGACACAGCATATTAGAGGGAAGGGGGCAGGGATGACCAGCTCAGATTATGGAGTTGGTGATGCTGGTGCTGGAATCCCCTATCAGATAGCAACTGCCACACATAAGAAGTATAAGAATCCTAAGAAGAACCAACTTAATCCAGCTGTTTATCAGGGAGAATCTCGTAAGAAGAATACTGGTAAGGTAACTAACAAAACTCCTAAAAGTAATATGCAATCTAGCTGGCAAGCTGCACTGAAGAGGAGGCTATTCGGAGATGCCGCAATCCGCAGCTAATCAGTGGCTTGCTGGGGATGTCACTTATCAACAGCAGCTAGCTAATTTCCTTAAGTCTAGAAAAGATTACCAGTCTCAGTATGAACGTCAGCGTGGGGTTACGAATAGGGACTATCAGGAATCTACTCGGTCACTCAATCGTCAGGGTCGCGAAGATAGGCTAGATCAACAGAATGACTTTGCTGGTAGAGGTATTCTGAGATCTGGGGTATTTGCTAAAGCTCTCGGAGACTATAATACCGAGTTTAATCAGAAGATGAATAATCTTCAGACTGGTAGGAGTGACGAACTCGGAGATCTCTCTATGCAGAGAACTAATTTTCTCCGACAGCTTAGGCTAGAACAGCAAGCAGCAAGACAAGATGCTCTAAGGCGTCGAGCAGCTCAATTGGGGATTTAAATGGCTGAACCTAATCCGCTAGATCCTAGTGGCGTTGCACAATCTCTTGCTGATGCTATTAGGCAACAGGCTGACAATATAGCTAGTGGTGGGGGAGGAGGGGGCGGAGGTAATCGACGTAATAATAGAAATAATCGCCGCTCCAAGAATCCTCTAGATCAGCTTATTGAACAAATTAATCAAATTAGTGTTGAAGCTACACCTTATGAAACTTTGCTACAGCAGGCTACAGGAGCTGCTGGAGCTCAATTTGATCCTCTAATTAGTGAACTTGAAGCTCAGATTGCTGGGACAACTAGGCGAGGTAATAGGAATCAGCGAGAAGCTAAGCAGATGTATAATGCTCTAGCTCAGGATATCGCTGCTGAAATGCCTCAGATTACTAACGAGATGGCAGCAGCTTCTCAGGAAACTGAAGATAGGTATAATCAGACACAGAACGAACTACAGAATCAATATAATCAACAGGCTCAGCAGCAGGCTGAACTATTTCAGCAATTGGGTATTCAGGCAGCAGCTCCAGAAGCTTCTCAGCAATCTATGGAGGATCAGGCTTATTTTCAGCAGCAAAGTAAGACTGATGAACAGGCTGCAATTGACTTGCTTAATCAGATGACACAATCAGATGTTGCATATAATAGACAAAGTGCTCAGAATACACGTCTTGCCGGTGTAAATACTGCTCAGGATATTGGTCGTCAACTTGAGGAATATTTGCAAACTGCTGGGGGAGAGCTTAGCGGTTTGAGAGCCGGTCGTGAAGGCGCTATTCAATCTATGCTTGCACAACTTCAGCAGCAAGATTCTCAGAGAATTGCAGATGCTGAAGAATCCGAATACGATCGTCTTATGGATATGTTTAACCTTCAGCTTGATATGCAGAAGATGCAACAGGATCAACTCGGTTCCCAACAAAATCAGGAATCTCTTTTTAGTGGAACTAGTGGTCCTGCTGGAGCTTCTAATTATTTGTCTGAAATTTATGGTTCTAATAACACGTTCACCTCAAATGAAATTATGAATGCTATTAATGATGTTATGTCTCAACCTGAAGTTGTTTCAGGAAGATATGAAACTGGTGAGGAAGATCAGTACGGGAATCCTCAAACGTCTAAGGTAACAGACGAATATCTAACAGATCTTCTTAGACAATATATGACTGAAGGTGATCTAGACCCGGATACCGCTCCTGGAGTCTTTAATACTCAATATAGTAACGCAGATGTTAATCATGCAATTAATGCACTCTTGGCTTATCTAGGAAAGTTGGAATAAATGCTTGAAGGATATAAGCCGATAGATTTTAGTAGCGTCTTCCCACCAATGGAGTTGGGACAGATGCGGAATCGTGTTGGCTTGTCCCAAGCAGCATTGAATATTCTAGCTACTTCTAAGTTTAGTCGAACTCCAATTAACAGTCTTCTGGATGCCGGACTTACGGCTACAGGTGAAGTTCCTGCTAGAAAGCAGACTCTTTGGGGTAGGACTATTGATCTGCTTAGCACTCCTGTTTATGCAGTAGCTAACGCAGTAGATGACGCTATTGCAGGACATCAGAGTAGTGATACGGATAGTATTCTTAGTGATATTGGTCAAGTTATTGGTGGTGTAGCTACAGGGGCTGGACGAGGTATTGGTACAGGTCTTAGAGGAGCTTTTGCACCTAGTGAAACCGCAGCAGATCCTCAAGATAAGATATACCTTGGTGATGCTCTTATTCGACTAGATACTCATATGTCTGCCGAAGAGGCTATGCTTCCTGAAAATAGGGAAGAAGTTCGTAGACGTCTTGAGAATAAGAAGATCAACCAGCTCGGTGGAGATGACCCAGCTAACTATTACTTCTATGATTTCGATAAAGGTCGAGTTGAAGTAACTGACGAAGATATTGATCAATACTTTAGTGATATGCATCTGTATGGCCTTGGAGCTTCCATGGTCGCAGACCCCCTTAATTTCATTACTGCGGGTTCAAAGGTAGCCAATATAACTAGAGGTGCTAAGGGAACTGCTGAAATTCCTGAAGTTACCTCTGTAACAGATAACCTTGCTGAAGGCTTTAAAGCTCTAGAAGATGCTCCTATTAATGCAGCAGAACCTATATCAGTTAATCCTGCTTCTATGGCAATTGGTAGAACTCCAGGTACTTATAAGGTAACTCTTCCTCCCGGAGCTGTACAAAACAAGATTGCTAACCCTGCTACAGGGGAATTTATTGATACTCCGTCATGGTTTAATTTTCCATCCAGCGCGGATGATGTTGCTCTAAATACTACTAGAACAGTAGAAACCTCTGTTCCTGTTAATTCTGATGCTATCTCTACTGGTCCTTCTGTAGTTAATAAGAGCCCTAATTCTTCAAATCCTGCTGCCACAGAAGAATTGCTGGATACGTATAAGATTGGTATGCTTAGTGATCTTTCAGATCCTGCTAAGGTTAATAAGGTAACTACTAGTCTTCTAAAGCATATTACTACAGGCGGAAGCAATTGGGCTTATAGACTGATAAATGATCTTAGTATTAGGTATCCAGGAATAAATTTCAATAATACGGCTAAATTTGTTGATCATGTGTCTAAATTGCCTAATTTTACTAAGCGTTTGGCACTTCCTGCTGAACGAAAGAAATTTATTGGTGCCTTTAATAGGGTAATAATGGCTGATGCAGAGGCTATGAGAGCTGCCTCTAAAGTTAAGACTGCTGATACACTTATCAATGAGGCTTCAGAAATTGGACCTATCGCGCTAAATGGCCTAGTCGAGGGTGCTAAGCCAATTGGCGTGGCTAGTAGGAATCCTACACGTGATGCACGAATAGTTGATGACACTTTTAAGAAATTTGAATCTCAGATTCTGGGTAGTGCTCGACCTACAGGTATTAGAAATCCTGCTGCGTATGATGCCTCTGTAGCCGCTGGTAAAACTATTCGTTATTCGGGTTCTCAGCATGTTCAGATGTGGAATTATATTACACATTTGCTCAAGGATGTTAAGACCCCGAATCGTTTTGCTCTCGCCAATAATTTGTTGCGTCAGCTTGAAGATGAATTTATGGCTCGGGGAGCTACCCCTATGAGTGGCTTTCGCGTTAAGGATTCAGTGGCTCTAAGGCTTAGTCAAGTTCTTGATGCTATCGGTCCTGCGGCAGCAGCTATAAATCCAACACTTCTAACTAAGATATTGCGAGGAGAGCCTGAAGCACTAGCTAAGCTCCCTACTGAAGTTCTTCAAAAGATTGAGGAGTTTAAAGCTGGGGAATCCCTTGTAGAAGCTACTAGTGTAGTTAAAGGTGTAGAGGCTGCTTCTAAAGATCTCGAAGATCTAGTTAAGGGTCCTCTTTCAGCAGCACGAACAGAAGAAGTAGTTACTATTGGATCAAAGGTAGCGGATGATATTACTAGAACGGCTGGAGGGTCTCCTGTAGCCGGACATAATGCCGCCACAATCACTAAAGAAGAATTTATACCTAAAGATCCACTAGATGCAGCAGTTAAAAATGCTGATCTAAATACAATGGCTATGGTTAGTCATCCGGATATGTCTGGTTCTTTGCTTAGGAACTACTCTAGTGCTCCCTCTGTAGCCAGAGCTATTAATTCTGCTATTGGCGGCCCTACTCCTAGACAATTGGGTAGACTATCTGGACCTTCAGCTCGCGCTATTGAGTGGATTGGTGCTAGATTTAATGCAGCTTACAAAAATGCAGACATGCGTCCTACCTATTTGAAAAATGCCGCTACAGCTAAATCTACAGTAGCTAGACGTGCTGAGTATTTGAATGGATTGGCACGTAATTACGATATCAACGATGCTGACCTGTGGAACGATGCTCTCAAGGGCGCACAAGGGCGCATG